CCACGGTACGCTACTGTAAACCCTGCTGCTAACGCTGGCTTGGTTGAAGGTATGAAAGGCTTATTTAACCCAACTGACACTATCAGCCGCCAATTCAAGAACGGCATGATGGGCGAAGGTGTATTAGGGTTTGAAGAAATCAACATGAGCCAATCTATCAGTCAGCATACAACTGGTACAACTCCAACTTTACCAATCGTTGCTACTACTGTAACTGCTGAAGGTTCTACATCATTAGCAATTAGCTTTAGCTCAGGTTCACCAACTTTCAGAATTGGTGATGTGTTTACTGTTGCTAACGTGTTTGCTGTTAACCCACAGACTCGTCAGTCCACAGGTTCACTACAACAGTTTGTTGTAACTGCTGACCTGAACATTTCTTCAACCACAACTGGTACCCTAACAGTATCGCCAGCGATGTACACCTCTGCTAACGCATTGGCTACCATCAATGCGTTCCCTGCTTCTGGTGCTGCATTAACTTTCCTAGGTGGATCTGCAACAGCTTACCCACAAAACTTGATCTATCACAAAGATGCGATCACTTTTGCGACTGCTGACTTGCTATTACCACAAGGTGTAGATATGGCTTCACGTCAAGTTCACAACGGTATCTCGATGCGTATAGTACGTCAGTACGACATCAACAATGACCGTTTACCTTGCCGTATTGACGTTCTATACGGTTTTAGCGCAATCCGACCACAAATGGCTTGCCGTCTGTGGGGTTAAAACTAAATGCTCCCGTGTAAACGGGGGCTTTTTAAATCAATTTTTTAAGGAATTAATATCATGGCACTTCCAAATGGAGCAGGTGGTTATCAAGTTGGTGATGGCAATTTAACCGAGGCATTGTTAGGCGTTCAAGCAGCTCCTACAGCCTTATCCGCAGATGTAACTTTAACCGCAGCACAATTAGCTAACGGTTTGTTTACCGTTGACTCAGCAGCAGATATTACTGCTACTTTGCCAACTGTTGCTTTGCTAGACGCTACTGTTAGCAGCGCTAAAGTAAATAGTTCTTTTGATTTCGCAGTTGTAAACGTAGATACAGCTTACCAAGTAACTTTTGCAGTTGGTACAGGTTGGACTATTGTTGGTAATGCAATTGTGTTAGAACTTACACAAGCTCAATTTCGCGCTCGTAAAACTAGCGATACTACTTGGACTTTATACCGTATTGCTTAATGTAACCCTCCCCGCCTCGGCGGGGATTTTATAAAGGAAAAATTATGTCCTCTAGTACCAAACCAATCGGCGTTGCTTTTGAAGATCAAGACATCATCGGATCTAATTTTGTATTAGCTGGTGGCCAGTTGGGCTACACCGCAGAAGCAAGCGGTACAGTAACTCAATTGACAGACAAGTCTACAGGGGTAACCCTGAACAAGTCTGCTGGTCAGATCACACTAAACGGCGCTGCTTTAGCTAACATCACAAATGTCTCGTTCACTTTGACCAACAACACAATCAGCGCAAAAGACGTTATAGTTTTAAGCGTTGCGTCTGGTGCTACCGCTGGTGCGTACAACTGTTGGATTTCTGGCAAAACCGCAGGAAGTTGCACAATTACAATACGTAACCTTTCGGGCGGTTCGCTGTCTGAGGCTTTTGTGCTTAACTTTGCAGTTATTCACGTTTTATAAGGCTAAATGGGGAACTTCGGTTCCCCAACTAACTATGACTATATATCTAAGACATCCTGATCACGGTAGTAAAGTTGCTACGATGGAACAAGAAGCAGAATTTGATGAACAAAACGGCTGGGTGCGTTATACTAACGATACGCCATCCGAAGAAGAAATGATTGCGGCTCCTGTCAATACATTGGAAGTAAAAAGACGTCGTAAAACTATCGAGTAAAGGGTGAGTTATGGCAATTTATACCGCCAACGATCAAATTAATGGGGCGCTACGTCTATTAGGAGTATTGGCTGAAGGTGAATCGCCGTCTGCCGCCACATCGCAAGATGCTTTAGCTGCTTTAAATCAAATGATTGATTCATGGAATACTGAGCGTCTATCGGTATTTTCTACGCAAGACCAAGTATTCAATTGGCCACCTAATGTACTCAGTAGAACGCTAGGGCCTACAGGTGACTTTGTAGGTAATCGACCTGTTCTATTAGACGACGCTACGTATTTTATTGATCCTGCCAACGGTATATCCTTTGGTATTAAGATGATTAATCAACAACAATACGACGGTATTGCGGTTAAAACAGTCACTAGCACATACCCGCAAGTCATATTTACCAATATGACGTACCCTAATATTGAGATGTACATATACCCTAAACCAACTAAAGTGTTGCAATGGCATTTTATTTCGGTTCAGGAATTAACTCAACCAGCTACGCTTGCAACTAATATATTGTTTCCGCCAGGCTATTTAAGAGCTTTTAGATATAACTTGGCTTGCGAATTTGCTGCCGAGTTCGGTGTTGAGCCAAGCCCACAAGTATCACGGATTGCGATGGCGTCTAAGCGCAACTTAAAACGTATTAACAACCCAGACGATATTATGTCTTTGCCGTACAGTATTGTTGGCACACGTCAACGCTACAACATATTTGCAGGCAATTATTAAGGATAAAGTATGTCAGATATAGCTATTACAGGTTTGCCAGCCGCAACTGCCGCCGCGCTTACGGACGTATTTCCTATCGTTCAAAGTGATAATGTTACTAGGCAAATAACTAATGCGTTAATATTTAACGCGCCTACCATAACTAGCCCTACGTTAGTAACCCCCGCATTGGGAACGCCTGCAAGTGGTAATTTAACCAACTGTACTGGCGCACCTATATTTACTACACCTAGCATAGGCGCTGCTACAGGTACTAGTTTATCAACCACAGGTAATCAAGTTATTTCAGGCGCAGGTAAACAAGGCTACGCTACAGGGTCAGGCGGTACAGTAACTCAAGCTACTAGCAAAGCAACAGGCGTAACACTAAACAAATCAACAGGGCAGATTACGTTAAATGCCGCTGCTTTAGCTGGTGATACAACAGTATCGTTTACTCTAACTAACACCATAATTGAAGCTAATGACATTTTAGTAATGAATCATATTAGCGGTGGCACAGCAGGTTCTTATTTGCTTAACGCACAATCGGCGGCTGGATCAGCAAGTATTAATGTGCGTAACATTACTACTGGTTCGTTATCAGAAGCTATTGTGATTGCTTTTGCGGTAATTAAAGCCGTTATTGCATAACTTATGAAAACCCCGATTTTAGGCCAAGCGTATGTAGCTAGGACGATTAATGCGGCAGACAACCGCATGGTGAATCTATTTCCTGAAGCAACGCCTGAAGGTAGTAAGGACACAGGTTTTCTGAATAGAGCGCCAGGACTTAGAACATTAGCTAATATTGGCACAGGCCCTATTCGAGCTGTATGGGCGAATCAAACACGCGGTGAAGATGCGTTTGTTGTGTCGGGTAACGAATTTTACGGCATAAACACTAATTATGTTTCTACATTAATAGGTACAGTAAGTGGCACAGGCCCCGTATCTATTGCCGACAACGGCATACAATTATTTTTAGCGTGTAACCCTGATGGATTTATATACAACAAAGCCACCAAAGTTTTTCAGAAAATTACCGATCCTGATTTTGCAGGCGCTATAACAGTTGGCTACATAGACGGCTATTTTGTCTTTAACCAACCAGACTCTCAAATTGTTTGGGTTACAACCTTACTAGATGGTACATCCGTTGACCCGCTAAATTTTGCTAGTGCGGAAAGTGCGCCTGACATTCTATTATCTTTAGCGGTTAACAATCGTGAAGTGTGGTTGTTTGGTACTAACTCTACTGAAGTTTGGTACGATGCAGGGCTTGCAGGCTTTCCTTTAGCGCCTATCCAAGGCGCGTTCAATGAAGTCGGTTGTTTGGCTGCATACTCTGTAGCTAAACTCGATAACAGCCTATTTTGGTTAGGCGCAGATGCTAGGGGCTTTGGTGTTGTCTACCGTAACCAAGGCTACAACGCCTTACGCGTATCTACCCACGCTATTGAATTTGCCATACAAAACTATTCTGTGCTAACGGATGCAATTGCGTACACATACCAGCAAGAAGGCCATTCTTTCTATGTGTTGACATTCCCAACTGTAGGCAAAACATGGGTTTATGATGTAGCTACAAGCCTATGGCATGAACGTGCAGGCTTTAAAAATGGTGACTATACTCGCCACCGTTCTAACTGTCAGATGAATTTTAACCAAGAGATTATTGTTGGTGACTTTGAAAACGGCAATATTTACGCTTTAGACTTAGATGTGTATAAGGACGGCACAGGTATTCAAAAATGGCTACGATCATGGCGTGCGCTACCACAAGGCGCTAATGACTATAAGCGTACAGCTCAACACACCTTGCAACTCGATGCTGAGACAGGCGTTGGGCTTAACTTATATCCTGAGTACGATGTAGCTGAAACAATAACTACGCAGACAGGGCTTGGACTTGCAACAAGTAATGTAGGGTTGTTATTAACAGAAGCAAGCGACTTTTTAGTTACTGAGTCTGGCGATGACATTGGTACTGACTACGATGTGCTTATTACTACAGTCCATTCGGCAGCTCCAGGTTACTATCCTGAAGCTATGTTGCGTTGGTCGGATGATGGCGGTCATACTTGGTCTAATGAACATTGGGCGTCAATGGGTCAGCTAGGTAACTATGGAAAACGTATCTTTTGGCGTCGTCTAGGCATGACTGTTAAGCTGCGTGACCGTGTCTATGAAGTGTCAGGCACCGATCCAGTAAAAGTCTCTATTATGGCGGCTGAGTTACAACTATCACCAACAAGGGCGTAATGGAAAATATAACGCTAATCCCGTCTGCTAAAGTGCCTGTGCTACTGGCTGATACAGATGTAATGTCAACCCAATGGTACAGATTCTTTTTTAACATCTATACGCTGACCAATAATGGCGTGTCAGGTAGTTTTACAACAAATGATGGTAAGACAGTCACCGTCACTAATGGCATCATCACGAAGATTGTATGAACGTAGAAATGACCGTCACTTACGGACAAGGGTTTTTACCTAGTACGCCTTTTAATTTACACGATAGGGTAGAAGCGTTACAAGCTGAGATATCTAAACTACCCCAATATGAACCTGAGACAAAACATACGTTTCACGCAGGGATGTATTGCCGTGAAGTATGGCGTCAAGCAGGCGCATTAGTAGTAGGAAAAGTTCATAAAAAAGAACATTTTTATCTAATCGTATCAGGTACAGTAGCCATAACAACGAATGATGGGGTACAATTAATTACAGGCCCACAATTGCTATGTAGTACGCCTGGCACGAAACGCGCTGTTTATGCCGAAACGGATGCTTTATGTATGACTTTTCATGTTGTAGACGCTAAAACTGTTGAAGATGCCGAAATTGAATTAGTTGAATCCGATCCGAATGATATGTATGCCATCGGAAACATAGTTAAAGATAAACAAGTAGGGGTAAAATTATGACTTTTTGGGTAGCAGGAACAGTAGCAGCCACTTCTTTAATAGGCACTATATCATCTAGTAAAGCAGCTAGCGCGCAAGCAAGAGCAGCGGGTGAGGCTACGCAAGCCCAGCGAGATATAGCTGATGAACAGACTGCGCTTCAACGTGAGCAATATTTAAAACAACTTGAGTTAAACGAACCGTTTAGGCAAGCTGGTCTTACTGGTCAAAATATGTTGTTAGCGCAGTTGCAAGGCGGCCCATACGCATCTGCTAAGTTTGGCGGAGTGCAAGGTTATGACCCCGCGTCTGCTATGCGAAATTTTGGTGAGGGTGATTTTCAAGCCGATCCAGGCTATGCGTTCCGTCTATCCGAAGGTTTAAAAGGCATGAACGCTACTGCCGCTGCTAGAGGTGGTTTATTATCTGGCAATGCTTTAAGAGCAGGGCAAGAGTACGGGCAACAATTAGGATCGCAAGAATATCAAAACGCTTTTAATCGTTATCAAGCCAATCGTGCATTGCAAGCACAAGAGTATGGTAATGCGTTTAACCGTTTCCAAACTGAAAGAACTAACACGCTTGCACCGCTACAAAGTTTAGCAGGTGTAGGGCAGTCAGCATCTCAACAAGCCCAACAAGCGTCACAAAATTACGCTACAGGCGCATCTGGCGCGTTAGGTAATTATGGCAATGCAGCGGCAAGTAACATTATTGGCGCAGGTAATGCAAGAGCGTCGGGTTACGTTGGTGGGGCTAACGCAATAAGTAGCGGGGTAGGCCAAGGGCTAAACTTCTATCAAAATCAAAATTATTTAAATCAATTACAAGCTAACAATTTAGCTAGAAATCCAAATGCTTATGGCTCTGGCATGATGAATACACAACCAGTTGGCGTTACTTCAGGTAACCCCGTATATTACGATTTTTAAGGACTGATTATGGCAACTATTGATCCAAATATTGCAATGGGCTATAAGCCCATTCAAATTGAAAATCCTTTAAATCAGTTGGCGGCGTATTCGCAAATTCAAGGCGCGCAACAAGGTCAACAACTTAATGCGTTAAAAATGCGTCAAGCGCAACAAGATTTTGATACGCAAAATGCGTTAGCTGAAGCATATAAGGGTGCGTTTAACCCAAACACAGGTTCTTTAGACTATAACCTTTTAACTAAACAATTAGCCGAACGCGGCGCTGGATCAGCTATCCCTGGTGTTATTAAAGCACAAAGAGATGTTGAGCTAACAGCGCAACAACTAAAAACACAACAAGCTACAGAACAAAAAACATTAACTGAAACAACAGGGCTTCAATATAAACAAAAACTTGATAAAGCTAATAAAGCGTTGGCGGATATTTCTGCGTTAGATACGCCACAAGAAGCGCTTGCAGGTATTGATAGACATTTAGCCTCAGGCGATATTGACCCAGCTAAAGCCGATATGCTTAGAAATTCTATTGCAACGGCGCCTAATTTTAGAGCTTGGCAAAAATCTACTTTAGTTAATATTTTAGATGCTAAAGATCGACTTGTAACAGAAGAAACTGCGCGCGCTAATTTAGCAAGAGAACAAAATGCAAAGCGTCAAACAGATATATCAGGCGGTCAATTAAATTTAGCAGAACGGCGATTAACTGCGGACTTAGATCCTACCGTACAAGCAAAACTTGCCGCATCTAAAGCAGCGGGTACAACAGCAGGTAAAGCACAAGCGGCTGCTGCTATAGCATTACCAAATGCTATTGCAACAAGTGAAAGTCTACTTAGCAAAATTGATGCTATGGTTGGAACACCTGCAGTTAAAGATAAAAGTGGTAAAGTTATTAACGCAGGCACAGCGCCTCACCCAGGCTTTACAGGTGCAGTAGGTATGGGTAGACTTCAAACTTTAGGTATACCAGGTGTTGAACAACTTATACCTGGCACTCCTGCAGCTGACTTTAAAGCACGTTTTGATGAAATCATGGGCGGCGCGTTCTTAGAAGCCTTTGAAACTCTTAAAGGTGGCGGTGCTATTACTGAAACAGAAGGTAAAAAAGCAACGGCAGCTAAAACAAGGATGAGTTTAGCGCAAAGTGAAAAAGAATTCCTTACTGCCGCTAACGAATACAAAGCTATTGTTAAAACAGGTATTGAAAGGGCTAGGAAAAAAGCAGGTGAAGCGCCATCAGGCGGTGTTGATTATGACGCTTTAGTAAATAAATACGCTCAATAATATGGCTACTCTTGAACAGTTAGGCGCTGCCCTTGTTAAAGCTGATGCAGCAGGTAATGTTGACGACGCAAAAGCATTAGCAATGGAAATTAAGCGTATGCGTGGCGAAACACAAGCGCCAACAATAGCAAACGCTTCCGATGCGCGTCAAAATGTGGCTGCTGAACCTGCGGATGCTCGCAGAGAAATGGTGCAACGTGAGTTAACTACTGCCATCGCACCGTTTGCAGGCGCATATACAGGCGTAGGTAACATTGTACTTGGTGGTCAAAAATTGCTTGGTAAAGGTTTAACAGCGTTAGGCGCTACAGACACAGGGCAATTTTTGACTGAAGATGCCATACGTCGCCAAGAATTGCAAAAACAGTTTATTCAACCGTATAAAGATGTAGCACCTGGCTACGCAGGCGCGGGTGAGTTTGCAGGTGAAGTTGTAGCTACGTTGCCTGTGGGGGGTTTTCTTTCTAAACCCATACAAGCGGCAGGCAAAGCTATACCTAGCATAGCTAAAGTAACCACACCGTTAGCAAAATCACTTAGTTCAGGCGGGTTTCAAACAGGGATAACCCCTACAACTTTAGCTGGTAGAACTGGTAATGCGCTAGCAAGATTGGTTGGCGGCGCTACTGTTGGTGGGATATCATCAGCTTTAGTTAATCCTGAAGAAACTGAAACAGGCGCTAGTATTGGCGCCGTTGCACCTTTTGTTGTACCGCCTGCAGTTAAATTTTTAGCCATAGGCGCAGGTAAATTTATTGATGCGGCTACAGGTAAACTAGCTAATGTTGAGGCAGGTAAGATTGCTCGTCAAGCAGCTGGTGATCAGATTAATCAGATCCGCGCAGCCAACGGTGCAGCACCAATAGACATTACTGCCGCACAAGCTGCTTACGGAATCGACAATGACGTCTACCAAGCGTTTTTAGGGTTTGTGTCTGGCAAAGATAAATCTAGTTACTACCGTGTTCTTAAAGATAAACAAAAAGCAGAGCAATTAAATCAATTAGCGCGTCTAGCTGGTGGGCCATCCTTAACTGAAAATCTAACTTCCGTAAGCGAATTTAAAAATGCGTTAAACACTTTAATGACACCAATTCGTGAAACCGAGTTAGGCGCCGCTAATATTGCAGGTACGCTAGGCCCCAAACTACAAGGCGAAGTAACTATATTAGGACAGGCGGCAACAGATAAAGTTCAAGATGTTCGCCGTTTTGTTGCAGCAGGAGATCGCGCAAGTAATCTTGCAACACAACGTGTAGTTGAACAAGGCTTACCAACTAGCACCGCACGCTATACCTATGTAGGTGAGTTAGCAGATAAAGCCGATGAAGTAGCATCAAAAGCGGCTGAAGGGTCGTTACTCTTTGGTCAAGCGGCACAATTTAAACAAGCCGCTTTTGATAGTTTAGCTGCAAATGGATTAAAACCTTTAACAGCTAAGTCTGTCATAAGTCGTATAAACGGTATTTTGCGTAACCCTGAGTTTGCAGGTAATGATGTTATTGAAGGCGCTGTTAAAGGTTTTGGTGATGATGTTGTTAAATGGACAAACAATGATGGGGTAATAGACGCGTTTGCATTAGATAGCTTACGCAAAAATTCTGTTAATGCGGCTATTGAAAAATTACGCCCAGGGCTAGATCAAACGGCTAAAAAGAACTTAGCTGCAAAAGTAATGGCTGACCTTAAAAATCCAATTATTAACGCCATAGAAGAAGCTGGCGGTACAGGTTATGGGCAATACTTGCGTGATTACGCAGCTAACGCTCAACTAATTGATCGCCGTAAATTAGCAGGTAAAGCATTGTCTATGTTTGAATCATCACCTGACGAATTTATTAGGCTAGTTAGAGGCAACAATCCTGACGCAGTAGAAAAAGTCTTTGGCCCAGGCAGTTTTAATATCTTTAAAGAGATGGGCGCTGATATTAAGCCTATGCAACAGATTGCTGATCAATTGACGCGGGATATTAAGATAGCCGAACAAGCTAAAGCAGGCGCTAAAGCATTAGGGTTTGAAGATGAAAGCCTTGCCAAAAAGATACCAGGCTTTGTAGGATATAAAACCGCTATAGTTAAACAAGTTATACGAACTTTAGAAAATAAAGTTAGTGATAAAACAATAGATATACTAGCAAACGCAGCTAAGTCAGGTAAAAGTATGAACGAAATCTTAAATACTTTACCTGCCGATGACCGTATTCAAGTATTAAAAGCGCTTAAAAATGCGGCTAATCTTTCTGGTACACGCGCAGGTGTGGCAAGTCTTACTACCCCGCCAGTTAACGCATTAGCCCCTGAACAACAAAACCAAAACGCACTTGCAAGGTAATTATGGAAGCCGAGAACAATACACGAATTAGCGTGCATGAGGCAGTATGCGCGGAACGATATAAGCGCATTGAGGAATTATTTGCTATTGGTGAAAAACGTATGCAACGAATCGAGTATATGTTGTACGGAATTTTAGCGTTTACGTTCTTTGGTAAGGACACTTTTATGCAATTACTACAAACCGTCATTGTAAAATGATGCCAGAAGGCTTCCTCATTGAAAAACTAGCGCCTGCCCTTGGTGGTTTGTTTGGTGGCTTGTCGCTTGCTATGTTTTGGACTCCAGAGAAGTTACAAGAAAAGGGTAAGGTTGCGTCTGTCTTTATTGCAGGCGGAATTAGCGCAATGGCTGGCTTTGCGTTTACGGGGATTGTTGCTGAAAAACTAGGCATTAATCCTGAAAAACTAGATATGCAGATTGGATTAGCATGGGTACTTGGCCTGTGTAGCGTAGCTGTCATCAATTGGGTGTCTAATTACATGGTAAAGCGTGAACACATGGACATCAAAGAAATTGCTGATGAGATTAAACATAAACCAAAAACAAGAAAATGACAATCATTCATTGGCTCATGTCTATTCTAGTAATTGAACTAATTGCAGTTTTTGTTGTAGCTTTCCTAGCGTTTTCGGGGTTCTTTACAGATATGCGTATGTTATCTAAGATTGGCATATTTGTAATGACTACTGGACTAATGGTTCAGGTCATGCGTTCATTACACTTCTTTGAGTATGGCGCGTACCCTGTAGATACTTTGTTCCCTCTGTGGATAACCAAAGACATCGGCGCATCTATTATCATATTTGACTTGGCGTTGCTACATTTTAGAAAGGGTAAAGAATGTTAGGACTTGATGCAATACTTAATATTGGCGGTAAGTTAATTGATAAGCTCATCCCTGATCCAGAGGCTAAAGCTAAGGCACAGTTAGAATTAGCAACGCTAGCGCAAAATGGTGAGCTGGCTCAGTTACAAGCAGACGTAAGCGAACAACAAGAGCTAACCAAGCGCGTGCAAGCAGATATGATGTCAGACTCTTGGATGTCTAAAAACATCCGCCCTATGACGCTTGTATTCATTCTAATTACATATACCACGTTTGGGATGATGAGCGCATGGGATATTGAAGTAAATAACAACTATGTAGAATTGTTAGGTCAATGGGGTATGCTCATAATGAGCTTTTACTTTGGTGGTCGCACTCTTGAAAAAATCATGGATATGAAGGGTAAGAAATGATTAGCAATTGGGATAAGTCGTTTGATATGGTCATCGCCCATGAGGGTGGTTTTACTAATGATGAACGTGACCCTGGCAATAAGTTACCAGACGGGCGCAAAGGTTCTACTATGCTCGGTTGTACTCAAGCCAATTGGGAGAAGTACATAGGACATGAAGTAACTCAAGATGATATGAAAGCGCTAAAGAAAGAAGATGTTAAACCGTTATACAAAAGAGATTATTGGGATGCCGTTCGAGGTGATGATTTACCTGCTGGCGTGGATTACGCCGTGTTTGATTTTGCTATTAATGCTGGGCCAGCCGCTGCTCGTAAGATGATACAAAAAGCCCTTGGCGTGACTGCTGATGGTTCTATTGGCCCTGCTACGCTAAAAGCAATTCAAGATGCAGATGGTAAAGACTTGCTAGACAAGTTCAGCAACAGCAAAGAAGCGTTCTACAAGTCGTTGCCGACTTTCCAGACATACGGCAAGGGATGGCTCAAGCGTGTTGCTGACGTGCAAACATCCGCGTCAACTATGTTAGCGTGACTGCTGCCTAGCCATCTCACGCGCTTGCAAGCATAACTCAGCGTATTTCTTAGCGGTATCAGGGTGCCAACCGCCCATCAATACGTCACAGTTAACTTTGGCTCGATCTTCTCTGCGCGTTAGCTCGGTCATGCCAACCAAGTACGTGCAAACAATAATGCCGAATAACGCTACTAAAATAACTACGCCGTCTGTTTTCATATCACGTCTCCTAGTGAATACTTTTTTAACAAGTGGTACTTAAACTTCCGCAACGCCATACTTTCAATCTCGCTAACTCGACTACGGGAAAGCCCTAATTCATCTGCAACTTCTTGCTGGCTCATGTGGCCTTCGTTGTTCTGTGGCGCAGGTACATATTCTTCGTAATCGTCGTCCATTAATAAGC